GTTGGCATCGTGGAGAAGCCTGCGAACGTCTGTGATGTACGAATTAAGGGTTGCCATAGTAGCCTATTGTAACCCTCAGGAGACTTTTCCCCCTACCCCTACTTTTTTGACGGGTAGGGGTACTACGCCTACCGCCGAGGGAATGCGGTCCTGCGCTGAATGTTGGCCGATGCGGAACATAGCCAACCGTTCAAGTCCAATTTCAACATCCGACGAGTGGGTTGCAAAACCCAGACGGACTGCGTATGGGAGCTTGTCACCATCTTGGTAACCAAAGATGTGCCTAGCAGCCTCGATAGGGACTAACGTAGGCACGCCTTTTTTGAACTTGTAGTCAACACCGGCATGACGATCAGCCAAGTCGGTGTCACTACAGTTGGTTACATAGACTTCCATCAGAACGAAACCGTGTCACCGTAAACGCGAATGTCAACAATGCCAGCAGCGGCGTTAGAGACATTCAAGTACAGGGCAGAGGTGTTCGCTCCATTGACGGTAGTAGTCAATGCGTAAGGGCTTGCAACCGCGAGGTCTTGGAACTTGTTCACAGCAGTTAGGTTTGCCAACGAAACTACTGCAACAACCGCATTACTCGTGTTCCCGTCATTGCTAGTCGTGATACCCACGTTAGCCAACGAGACACTTGTATTAGGGTTCTGAACCGTAACCCGACGAATGATCACCTGTCCTGATCCGGTGAGGTTACCGCTATTGGTAAGCCCACCTTTCAGGAAAGGAATAGCCACTACAGCATTGCCAGCCGTTGCCAAAGACGCTCCGGTAACTCCAGCAATAGCGAAGTTACCAAACGAGTCTGGTGTGTTTTGTCCGACTGCATCTGCATTAGCCATGTTTACTCCTTAGCTAGTAAACGTGGAGTTTGCAGTCAGACCACCGTTAACGGTCAGGAAGGTGATCGTGTTAGCACTGGTTGTCGAGTTGGCAACCACGTTAACACCGTCACTAACCAGAACGCCACCAGTGTTAGCAGCAATCAACTGAACAAGCGCGGTTCCGTTGTTAGCGTAGATCTGGCTGTTCAGTGTTGGGAACATCAGATATACGCCAGCAGGAACTAGGTTGCCAGCGACCGTTGCAGGGGCGATAAGAGTCTGAGTGGTGAAGTAAGCACCAGCCGTGTTGCTATTAGCACCGGCAACCAGGATCTTGTTTAGGGCGAGAGCCATGTTTCTCTCCTTACAGGGTCAGCGAGTTGTAAGAACCAACCCGAGTCATGGACTTCGGCTTAGTACTAATCAACTCAGCAATCATCAGCACAGCGCCGACGTAACCAATCTGCCAATTAGGCAGAGTGGACTCAAACCCAGTAAACACAAACGAACCTTGCTCGTGGATGTACAGGTTCAGGTAGTTCGTGTTAACGAAATAGACCAGACCTTCTGGGCAGTAAGGATCTGGATAGATTGGCACACCAGCAACCATCAGTGCGCGGAACGCAGCCTGTGGGCCGTTGTTGTCGCCATCAAACCCAGAACCTGGGGTGATGACATACTGCTCTTGACCAACAAAGTCTTGAGCCAACAGGGTCCAAGTACCGAATCCGCAAACACCAAAGCTAGGCACTTCCGCACCGTTCTTCACGGTTCCAGAAATGTATTGCAGGATGTTCTGACGGGTTGGGTTGACGTTACCAGCGTTGTAGACCTTCGACTTCCACCATGTGTAGGTGCTACGGTTAATGTTGCCGTAGGTCTGAAGGTTCGTACCATCGTCAATCGCGCCTGGGAGGCCGATGAACTGCTGGGTGTTCGTGTAGTTCTGGTACAGCGACGTTGCCATCGCGTCCATCATCACGTTGGTCGCATCATTCATACGCGCTTCGATCAGCGGAATGATTGCTGCGTCTTGCTGAACCGCACCTTCCATCCCGAGGAACGGGACTGGTGTGATCATCAACTTGAGGTTGAACTCAGCGTTGTAAGCACCCTGCTGGACAGACGGTTGAGCGAACGAGCCGCTGTAGTCCGACCATTGTGCGTTTACAAACTGAGCGCCCTGAACGGGCACTGTTACGGATGACACACCGCCGCTGGCTTGCTGACTGTTAGCAATCAGTGCTGCGAGAAGAGGGGTCGAGTTATAAAGCTGTACAACCAGCTTCGGGATGAATGCCCTACGAGTGACGTAAGTTAACTCAGTGTACTGAGTTGATCCCGTTGCCGGTAGAATTCCGCCACCAATGGCCATATCAATCTCCGGTGAGGTTTACAAACCAATAGGACGATTCGGTCGCCGCAAATCTTGCAATGCGCTGACCGCTTCGTTTCTTGCTGCGGTAATTGGGTTCTTCCAATACTTATTCAGATCAAACTTCTGAATAACTTGTGGATTGTACCCGGAAGGTGTGGGTGTCGCGGCTTGCTTCATCCACTCGTGATACTCAGCGGCGGTCTCGTGATTAGTGATACCGCGCTCAAGCATGATTTTCTCAATGCCCTTGATATCATCGTCAGAACTTGCCAAGCCCTTCTGTTTCAACGAATTGCGACGTTTTTGCAGTTCTTCCACGGCATCACGCTCTCGGAGTTTGTTCTCCAAAGACTGAACTCGTGCTTCTGCTGCTGCGACCGCAGTGTTGGTGTGATCTTCAATTTCCAATTCTGGAATCGGAAGATCAGGCTTAACCCTCTTGGTCATCCGCAAAAATTCTTTGCGGGTAGAAGGATTCTCAGCTAGTTGCTGGGCCAATGACGCGAGTTCATCGCGTGCATCGACTGATAGATTTTCAAGAGACATTGTTACCCTCGTTACAATGTGGTTTAGATAACTTTCTTGCCGTCAGCAGGCTTTTGAACAGCCATTCTGTTCTTAGAAAGATCAGATGGCTTGTCAAGACCGCCGAAACGCGAGAAGCGTGGCGTGTTTACGATCTGCCCGTTTTCCTGACGATCATCAGTTGGGCGGCGAGGAGCAGAAGCTCCGCGTGGCTTAAAGAGGTCCATTGCTTATCCTAGTCCAGGGGGTTTTGGCGCGCCTGCGCCAGGGGGCGTCATTCCCGGAGGCGGGGCTGACTGAATCGCACGAGACTCAGGAGTCATGCCACCAGCCTTGGGTAGCGTCTGCAACATTTGCAGAATCTCTGACTGCTGGAGTTCTCCAGTTTCATTACGTTTTCCGCCCAGCAAACCACCGAGTTTGCGAGAGGCTTCCATAATTGCTTTGCCTTCATCCGACTCTGCACCGACTGCCGGGAGAGACTGGTCAAGAAGATCAAGAGCAATTGAGATATTGATCATTGCTGCTTCACGAGTCCCCATCTGCTTTTCAGGGGTGGACATAGGAGCAGCCATTGGAGGCGCTTCAGGAGTAGATGTTCCTGGAGTCGCAGGAGTCGCAGGAGTTTGAGAAGGAGTGTCAGTCTTTTGACCCTTCTTCATCAAGTCCATCAATTTATCTGGTGGTACGCTCATGTGCGACCTTTTATACCTAATTACAAATCAAGTCAAGTGGGAGGCTCATCGCCCACCTCCCGCAGGCCGGTTCAGAAACCTGTTACGTTCGGATTACTTCCGACCTTTACGACCACGACGTGCCATGACGATCTCCTGGTTGCGGGGCCACTTGAGAAGGGCAAGCAGCCATACCCATCGAACTCTTTATTCCGGAATTACCGGCGGGTCTTACGACCGCGCTTCATCGTCTTGTACATTGCAATTACCTTCGTGTGTAGTCACGGGTCATGCGGGAACTATTACCCGCACTGCCCATCCTATTCGTCTGTGTACGGTACGTCAAGGATGGAGTTGCTTGTCTTGAGTCTAAACTTTTAGAAGTGACGCGGGGTTGATCCCCACTCTTTGAATAGCCCTGAGTAACCATTACTTCTCCTTCGGAGGTTGCATAGCCGCTTGCTGGGCTTGTGCTGCTTCCATCTTCTTGAGACGGTCTTTCAATTGCTGCTTCATGGGTGGTTCAAGCAAGTCTAGCAAGGATTCCTTGTCAATGACTTGTGCTTTGAACAGATTGAACGCCAATTGGCGCAAATCTTCCATGAAGATGGGCGAATTGCTGTGTGCATCCACTTTTACGGCGTAATTCTTGGGCAATTGCTCGGCAATGAACCGATTGCCACGAGTATCCGTGTAATGCGTGTTGGGATACGCCTGCATGAGCTTGAGATAAAGAGTCGCCATCTTTTCTAGCGAATCTTCAATGACAAGCGCCCGTTTTTTGGCCCTGCTAGACCCTAGACGGGCAAGTTGACTGGCATGACCGGACGATCTGACCCCGGATTCGCCCCGTCCTTGCAAGACAGACACGATGCCCGAGGCTTCCTCAAACATAGAGTCAATCTCGCTGATCTCACGGAAGAGATCTGGCGGCATTTGCGGGGCCAGTTTCTCCACCTTGGCGCTTGGCATATCTGTCGCCAAGATCCCGCCTGCACGATTCAGCGCAAAGTTCTTCTCATCCAGAATTCCAGTGAATCCGATAAGTGCCGTAGGAGGGCTGACCTGCTTGGAAAGGATGTCGAGAATCTCCGTCATGCGCTTGTTACGCATCTGCTGGAGGTAGACCAGACGAGATACTTCTGACTGACCCCAGTAGTAATCGTAGAGCGGCAGGGGGCAAACTTGGATGAAGGGCAGCTCGCCTTTCAAAAAGACGGTTGCGCCAGGACGATCGTAAATGATGACATCAGGGTCTGCGCGGGTCACCACTTGGTAGTCATCAATCTCATCGTTCCAAACCCAGAGTTCCGTCATCTCAACGGTTTCTTCTGCAACCTGAGCTTTGTATCGGTTGCCGCCAGATAGGTCTAGGTTGACGTTCCCGTAGAGTGTCGGGTCCGTCTGACTCATGATGATGCGCTGCACACCGTTAGCGACTTCCGTGCGCTCGTGCTGCATATAGGACACGCGCTTTACAATTTCTTCCCGTCTAGGATGGCTGTAAAGGCGGTTAAATAGTTCAGACTTCGTGATGTAGTAGGTCTGAATTATTGCTTCTTGTCTGTCAGTGTATGCGGTGTCTTCTCGCAGGACACCGATGCTGGCCGGTTCCACGAGATACGGATGAATACCGTTTCGATAAACCAGTTTAATAAAGGTGCTGTTGTAGCA